TTTACCTTTACCACCTGCAGTAAATGGATCACGAAGACCAGCAATATAAGCGTAAATATCGTCACGCCCTTTTGGACGAACTTTGTAAACTTCTGCAGATTCGCCGAAGCCCATTACGATCATTCTGTGTGACTCAGCAATACCAGCACCTTCTGGGTGACGCTTAGGGAAGTAAACATCATCATCCATAAAGTCAGCAATCTCAACAGTTAATTTAATACCATTGTAGTAGTTATACTCTACGAACTGGTATCCAAAACTCATTGGGTTGATTGCTCCTGTATTGTTAGCAGCTCCAGCGCCATAAGCAGGGTTACCTGTAGTAACATTGCTATAAATAGAATCGCCGTTAGCTTTAGCTTGAATTTGCTTGTGAATTTCGATAGCACCTCTTTCACCAGTAATGATGTGTAAGTGACGATCTCCTCTACCTATCTTACCGATAGACATATCAAGAGCAACTTCCATTAAGTAATCAAGATCGAATGTGTTATACAAGTGACGGTTAGCTGGAGCAATTTGCTCGAAGAAACCAGAACCTGCACCTATTTCGAATCCGTTTACGTCGTCATTGTTTAAGTAACCTGAATCAACTGTCCAGTTTTTCTTACCATATAAAGACGCACGAGCCATCATTTCTTCGGCTTGGTACATTACTACAAGATCGATGTAGTTAATCCATACAGATTCAGTTTGTCCTCTGTACATGAACGGGAACTCTAATGGTTCGTTCTGTCCTTTCTCAATACTTGAACCAGGTACTTTGTACTGCATTCTGCACATAGACAGACGGTTCTGCATTTTGAATGGAGAAGTAAAGTAAGGCTCAGCACCTTCGTAAGAAAGAGTACCAGGTACAAGGTCGTAGAACTTAGAGAAACGATCTCCTACAGAGATGTCTTGTCCAACTACGAATGAAATGTTAAGGTCATCATTTAGAAGCTCACATTCATATGAGTATCTAGATCCTTCTTCATGTACTTCTTTTACAAGGAAGTGGTAGTCGTCAGTTTCTCCTTTAAGAACGTTAGTTCTTTCGAACATTGGCTCAGAGAATACAAGTCTAATTCTTTGACGGTTGGAACCTTGTGCTCCTGTTAAAGTAGTACCACCTTCATCTGTGATATCCACAAGAGGTACATTTTTGTCTTCTTGACCTTTAAGCATCCATTGGTAGAATCCGTTTTCTAGATCTACTTCCATTTCTGGAAATCTATTAACGAAGTTTACCATTGATCCTTGTAGGTTCGTTTGATAAATTTGCTGAATCGCTTTGTCAAGGAGTTGAGGTCTCTGCTGGTACAACTCGTAAAAGTGATTGTCAGCAATCAGCCCTTTAAAATCCTTTGGACGATAAAGTTGAGTGTTGAAAAGTTTTTGCATTTTTACAAAAGTTAATTAATTAAATTATTATTTATTCTCCAAACGCTTCATCCCAGAATGAAAGGTTCAGCTTTGTACCAGCAGAACTTTTTTGACCCGGTATAGAGGTTTGTTGTTGTTCTCGTATTAGTTCATCCAGTTTACGCTTTACTTGCTTTTCTGACATCTTAGAAACCTTGGCCATATCTGGCTTAAAGTTTCCTTCTTTATCAGTATTGAAAAGACCAAGTATATTGTAAAACTGAATAAGTTTTTCAAATCCTTGTGGATTACTATATTGTTTATGCCCTAACTCAGTAAACTGAGCTCCTGAATCAGGATCAGTATAAGCTATATCTGTCATTGCTTTTTTCATAGCAGTTTTATGACGAGTAGTTAGCTCAACTCCTGGTAGTATTTCAGTTAGCCCATCTACAGAATCAATTAAAGTTTTAAAAGACTCCTCTTCTTTCAGCGTCTGACGTTGTGTACGTTCTTCTTTTTCTCTTCTTTTAGTATCAACAAATTTCTTTGCTTGTGCTTTTAGTTGAGGAAGAGCTGCTTGTGCTTTTTCACTAAGCTTTGCAAGAGTAGTTGCTTCTTCAATAGATTCAGCAACTTCACTTTCGTTCATGCCTTTAGCTCTAAGATACCTTGCAAAAATATCTTTCTGCACATTTTCTTCAGCATTAAGAACGTCAGGAGTTACTTGATTGTAATACTCTATGTCTCTAGCAACTCTCATTGCTACAAGCTCATCGTCGAATGCGTCTTCAATTTCTAAGAACATTTTTTTATGTCCTGAGAAGTTTTGTACAAATCCGTTTACGTTTTCCTCTAAACGAGTATTAAGAGTTTCATCAAAAAGAGCGGCAAGCTCATCTGCTGATTCAACTCTTGTTCCGTCTTTAATTTCTAATATACCTTTATCTTGTAGTTCTTTAACTAAAGCAGAGTAGACAGTGTCTGGCTCTTCCGTATTATTAGTATCACTACTTGATGTACTTTCAGGAATATCGTTAGATTCTTTTCTAACTTTTTCAAGGAACGGTCTCTCATCTTCAAGACCTGAAAGGTCAATGATCCCTGGAGGAGGAGTAGAAGAAGTTTCCTGTGTAGGAGTTTCTTCTGTTTTTGGTGTTTCATTAGAGTTCTCTGTTGGTGTATTTGGTGTAACCAACTGAACTCCTTCAAATGGGTTTTTAGCCATAGCTCTTTTTATTCGTTTACAAATTTAATATACTTAACACAAACTTTCTAATAGGTTTTCACAGATTTTCTCAAGGTCTATGGTTTTTACCTATCAATTTTGTTTATTTCTAGTTAATTCTTCTTTTGCTAGATTACTTCTTTCTTTTTCAGACTGCCTTCTTTCTTCTAACTCTAGCTTTTTGTTATCTAGAAGGCCTTTTTGTCTTGCTTTCTCTACTTCTAACATATCTGGTATGCCGTCTCTATCTGCATCCCCTCTTAAAGACATTGCATTAGCTCTCATCTCTGCTATTCTTTCTTGAGACTCTCTGTCTTTTTGTTTCTCTGCAGCTTTAAACTCTCGATCAGCTTGACTGTTCTGCATTTCTGCTTGCTGCATCTGTTGAGCCGACTGCTGCTGTTGTTGTTGCATTTCTTTCTGCTGTTGAGCTATACGCTCTGAAGAGTCTTTTAATTTACGTGCAATATTCTGAGAAGAACCTGACGTATATATAGATACAAGATCTGCTATCTGTGCGTTACCGTTTTGGATAGCTGCCTGTGCTAGCTGTCTTAAGTCATTGAATAACTGAGTATCGCTATTAGAATCAGTCACATGGATATCAAACTCAGTCTCTGAGAATTCGCTGTACTGTTGTACAAACTGTTGTCCTAAGTCATCGAGTAAGAAAGATCCCCTCTGCGGGTTATCTTTATAAGCAATTTTACAGGCTTCTAAATACTTAGATAATACTAATCTACGAAACTCAGAATCAAGCTGGAACCAACGCTCTGTTACTTTAGCAAACTGAGTAATCTCTGCTTGTACATTTCTAACAGCTTCTCGTGTGCCTATCTCCCCTTCTCTGGCTCCTTGTACACCTGCTATCTTACCCATAGTAGCTTCAATGTTGGCAAGGTAGTTAGTCAACATTTGAATACCAGTTTGATTAGCTCCCATAGAAACCTCTTGAGTAATAAAGGTATTAAACGAACCGGCTGCTTTTCCTTGAGCAGGCCCTTTCATTACTTCTTGTGTAGGATCAAGAAACATTATCTTATCGACTGCAGTATACTGTAACCATTCTGCTGGATCCCAACCAGATGGTATTAAAGCTGTATTTACTGCAGTAGCTGTTCCTTTAAATGTAGCTATTTCAAGTTCTCGTTTCCAAAAACCAATATCATATGCATAGTCAAACGGCTTAAGTAAGTCCATACAAGACTGAACCTTGTAGCCATTTGTGTTAGTAGTCATTCCTATAACAGGAGGAGTACCTGATGAAAGGTTAGTCATAGACTTAGAACTATGTGCTACAGGCTCCATCATTGTATAAATGCTTGGGCCAATCTTAGTACCACGTAGCCATTCATTAACCCACATGTATTTTACAACCTCGCCTTCTTCTTTATTAGGCTTATAGTATTCATTTACATATGTAATTTGCTCGTCTCCTAACTCATCTATATATGTAAGCTTTCCTATCTTACGTCTAGATCTCCAATATACTGTAACCTCTCTAACTTCTCCTTTGTCATTAATATCTCCACCAAAGGCATGATTTTGAACCTGGTCAGGGGAGATAAGTTTTATATTGTCGTCAGTTGTAGACCCGTTGTCTGGCCCAGTAATCTGCCCTGTATTAGATACTAGCGTAGCTAGGTCTCCTCTGTTAGACCCAGAAGAGTCAGTACGGTAGTTGTTTTTTTCTTCTAGTATCTTTACATCTGCATCTGTAAGCTTATCCCAGTAATCATCTAAAATCTGTCCTATAGAACGGTACTGGTAGATTACAATAATATCTTTTTCATGTAGGTATAGAGAAGATCCGCCTCCCATACTAAAGACATTACGAGGATCAATCCTTCTCATGACCGGCTTGCCTCCTAGGACATCGCACTGTATGACTTGTTCTCCTGATACTAAAAGATCTTCAAATGTTCTACGGAATAAGAACTCAAAGTTATTTTCTTTGTACTCTCTTGTTAAAATAAGATTAGCTGTCTTCTCTGCAAGATCTTGATAGTCGTAGGTCATAAACTCTTTGACCTTTTCTACTTCTTTTTTTACAGAAGCATCGTCAGGACGTTTAGCCAGAATAGCTAAAGTCTTCTCGAATAGTCTTTCTTTTAACTCTTCTTCCTTTCTAGTATTAGAGTCTTCGTCTTTACCAGATATGTAAACCTTAAACTCTCTTTTTCTAGAGATGTAATCTCCTATAAGTAAATCAATTTTAGCATTACCTATACCAACATGTTGAAACTTAGCGGGGAAGTTATCTAGCTCTAGTTGTGCAGGATTAATATATTTTTCAAAGTTTTTTACATCGATAACATTTGCTCTAAGATTATAATTCTCAGTTTTATTACCAAACTCTCCTCTATAATATTCGTTACTCCCTACTAAGCCTTCTGCGAAATCAACACACTTCTTGTACCATTTTTCAGTCTTCTTAGAGTCTGATACTTTTTGATTAGGAAAGTTATAACCAGTGTGTTTGATATTCTCGTCAATTCCTCCTGTATAGTTTTTAGCCATGTTGCAAAATTAATCAAAAAAATCTTCTCCCACTACTTCCTTTACGTTTTGTAAAGTATTTGTTCTCTAGGAAGGTATTTCTTTGTTCTGTTTTTTCTTTTTTCGCTTTATGCATTGTTTCGTCGTACCAAAATAACATAATTAACGCAGAAACTCTATCAAAGTTTCCTTTTGGGTTCCATCTGATCAATTCTTTTAGTATAGAAGGAGACAATACTGTACTTAGCACAAGGTTATCGTTGTTGACAGAAATAGGACTCATAAGCCAAGAGTTAATGTAATCTAATCCTGTATCGTTAATTCTACCAGAGTTATAAATCCCTTTTGATGTATTACTACCTATTTTGTATGTATCAGAGTTTCTAAGCTGGTACGGAGTTTCTGCAAGCAAGAACGTACAATTGTTCTGAACAAAGTAATTAAACAGTCCAATAAAGTTTTGCTCGTACATTCCTGTAGCTTTATAATACATTAGTAAACGTCTACACACTTCGTAGAAAAACTTTGGGTCATCTGTACGTCCTGTATACTCTGCTACAATAGTTCGAGTTAATCTATCAAATACTATTATAGAAGGCAAAGAGTCTGTAGTAGCTTTTGCTTTATCTACGACATCTATACCTGCTATGTATCTTCTAGAGTCTATTTCATTCTCATCATTTTTTTTAGGCTTTTGAAATAGCTCTACTAAGCCCTGCTTTTTCTCCGTTCTATCTAATGGAAATGTACGTATAGGTAATTGATCCTGCACTGTCTCAAAGTATACTTCTTCTTTCTCATTAAACTTTAACCACCCTTTATAGGTAGCATCTAAAAATCTTTTCTTCTTTCCTCCTAGTACTTCTGACAGCTGGTCTTTTAATAATACAGTTGGAAATCTTGTACCCTCTGTTACAAGGAATGCTTCTGAAGGTAGGATCGGGTTGTTAATTATATGTACCTGATACCTAGTTAAGTCTTTACGTTTTTTATCTCTATTCGCATCCTCCTCTAACATTGCAGAGTTATTGTCTGTAATAAGGTTAGGCCCCTTCTTATGTTTATTACGAGTCTGTGTAACAGGTACAAAATATCCTATAGTACCTCTAGACTCAAACGTATCATCAAATGTTAAACAGTTGTATTGATCTGGGTTACGGAATACATTCTCTGCAAATAATACAGAACCTCCTTGAGTATATCCTCCTGTACCTAACATCCATATAACCTGCCGTTTAAACATCTTAGATGCTTCAGCTCCTTCTAAGGCACCAATTGTTTCTACTAGTATATCGAAGAAACCGACCTCATCTAGCATTACTAAGTTAGGACGACCTGCGTTACCTGCAAGAGGGTTATTTCTAAATGTTCTGTGGTATAGATACGATCCGTCTATGTTTTTAAGAAACGATCCTTCTTTCTTTGAACCTGACCAAGACTTAAATAATGGGCTAGGGAATATAGAAGACTCGTACTCAAACTCTCCAGGTAGATTATTTAAACCAAATAGTATTTTATCTAAAAGAGGCCCAGACCATTTAGAATCTATAGCTCCTATAATAGTATCAGATGTAAGAGGCTTCTTATCTCTTTTAGCTAGTAGATATTCATCATAGTTAATAGCTCCTCCTGTTAACCAGTTGTGTGCTCCAATACCTGCAGATGCATAGGACTTACCTCCACCACGGGCTTGAATAGACATAAGATTTTTTGCAGCGTTTTGGTATAAGGGCTTACCTAAATTCTTATCATGAATTGTTCTTAAGTAATGTCTAGCAGGTACGTACTCTTTTTTTAAATCTTCTTCCCTGATTACACCTAATGATAAGTATTGCGGTAACATACCCATCTCTTCTATAGCAGCTCTTTCTGGCCCTAAGAATCTATTACATGTTTTTTCAGTATCATCAGAGAATCCTGAGAACCCTCTGCATTCTTCATATATTAAAAAGAGTTCCCAG